CATTTCCGGAAGAAATTACTTCGGGGGGTGGGGGGGACCGGGGCGCTATTTATAGTAAAATATTTTTTGGGCTCGGAGGGGCTCGGGTATAAAAGGCAGAGCGTGAGCCCCGGGGGGGGGGTAATACTAACTATTCCGCGCGCGGAATACCCCCCCCCGGCTCAGTCCCGTTTAATCCATGGTGAACGCGAGCCCCACTCAACCATGGAACCCGGAGGACCAGGAGAACCGGCCGCCGACCCCGACGTACCCGCCGGAGGCGTTCGACGACGCAACAGACGAAGAGAACGAAGTCGAGGATGGTGTTTTACACTTAACAACTACACCGAGCAGGAACTGGTTGCCATCTTGGACCACGCCGTGGTCACCGAGGCCAAATACGTTCTTCAGGAGGAGCGCGGCGAGAACGGCACTCCCCATATCCAGGGATTCGTCTATTTCCGTAGCCAGGTCGCTTTTTCAACACTCAAACAATGGAACCTACGCATACACTGGGAACGTACTCAGGACGTTACCGCCTCGGTCCGATACTGTTCGGACCCTGCTAAACGTAGCGGCAGGGTATTTTCGTCCGGATACACGGTTCAGGACAGAGATTTACGAATCGTCAGAGAGGAAGACCTATATGGTTGGCAATCAACACTACTTGAGGAGCTGCGAGGGGAGCCTAACATGAGGTCCGTCGTGTGGTACATGGACCCAGAGGGGGGTTGCGGGAAAACCGCACTTTGTCGCTACATGGTCAAGAACCTACCTCACACCATGTTCGTATCGTCAGGAGCGGCGAAGGATATCACGTACCAGGTCATCAAGAACACTTGGGACCCGCGCCAAGTAATCTTCAACTTACCCAGGACAGCGGAAGGGGGGATGAGTTATTCGGCGATAGAATCACTGAAGGACGGCTTGATTTTTTGCGGGAAATATGAAGGAGGTGTCAAATTGTTTCCTCCCCCTCACGTCATAGTCTTTGCAAATTTCATGCCTGATTTAACAAAGTTAAGCTTGGACAGATGGGATGTACGCCACTTACTTAACAACCCTCCTCGTTTAATCAATAACGAATAAACATTGCCTCGGCCGTACCGGCCTCGCTAACCCTAACCAACTCGGCCTTCGGCCTCGCTAAATTTTATGCTATCGGGCAGGTGCATGTCCGGCGATGTATTTCAAATAATTAACTAATTTAATTACAGTGCGTCGCCGCTAAAACTAAGATTGTAACCTCTAATTACACGTAACGACGGGCTTCCGCCCGTCGTGGTAGGTAAAATATGCCACATCCACCATAACCTATCACCGCCGGGTTCGGGGGGACCAGGAATAGTAGCAACGCCTTGGAAAACAGGTTGATCGATCTTTTGAACGGTCTGCCTCCATTTAAACTCAACCGGCATAGCACCGGGAGTCAACAGAGTCTCCCTTGCCATCAGAATCGTGCCGAAATCTTGTCGAAACTCTGGGACCACAGAGGGATCCCACGACGCAAACTGACTACCCACGGTCACAGCGTTCCAGGCCGCCAAAGATGGATTTTTCTGGGCCTTTACGACCCAAACTTTAATCCGCAAAGCGGTGTTAACAGAAGGGAGCGGGGCAAAGGTAATCCACGCCATACCGCCTCTTTGAATAATATCCCCATCTCCAAACGTTGGCAACGTAGCGCCTATCTCATTCGGTACCAATCCACCGGTCGACGTCCAAAACGGATTGGCGTCATTGATAGTACCAAACTGCCCAGCGGTCATCATCTCCATTCCCACTGGGGCTTGTTCAACAAAGTCCGGGGGGGTCCAAAGGAACGTCAGCGTCCTAACAGACCGATAATGCGTCTTGGCTGCCGTATCACGCCATAGCATGCCCTTCCATCGACGGTTTCCTATCCGTCTAGTTCGAAACCTATTATTTAAAAAATAGGGGCGCTGCGCGGTAGTGGCCTGAAAGCGGCGCCCAAAGCGCGCGCGTTTATTCGAACGGAAACTAAAACCTCGTTTCCTCTTTCCTAGGGTAGACCCAGGGAAGCGCCGACGCCCCCTGCGTCGAAATCTATTGCGAAACGCCATAGCCCCTTTGTACAGTGCAGCCCCAGTTAACCCGTACCGTAGTGCGGCACCTGCAAGATAAGCGGGGGTTACCATTTCCGGAAGAAATTACTTCGGGGGGTGGGGGGGACCGGGGCGCTATTTATAGTAAAATATTTTTTGGGCTCGGAGGGGCTCGGGTATAAAAGGCAGAGCGTGAGCCCCGGGGGGGGGG